GTATACTAGAAATCCTCAACCGTGCTGAAACTCATCTCGGCCTGAGTCTTTCCTACGCCCGCCTTGGCATAATTTGCATTGCGCTTCTCAAAGAAGTTGTCCTTGCCCTCCAGAGAAATACGCTCCATGAAGTCAAAGGGATTCGCCGCCGAGAAGATCTTCGGGTAACCCAGCTGCTGTACCAGGCGATCTGCCACAAACTCAATGTACTGGTTCATCAATTCCGAATTCATACCGATCAATCGGCAGGGCAGTGCCTCGGTAATAAATTCTTTCTCAATATCAAGTGCTGACAATAAAATCTCTTTAATTCGTTTTTCAGATATTTTATTTTCCAAATGATTATTAAACAAATGAATCGCAAAATCGCAATGTAAGTTTTCATCTTTAAAAATCAAGGCATTTGCATTACAAAGACCTTGCATAATACCTCTTGACTTTAACCAAAAAATTGAACAGAAAGACCCTGAAAAAAATATACCTTCAACCGCCGCAAATGCCACCAATCTCTCTTGGAATGATGCGTTTTCAATCCAATTAAGAGCCCAATTAGCCTTTTTCTGAACCGCTGGTAGATGTTGAATTGCTCTAAAACACTCCAATTTCTCATTTGGTTCATTTATGTAAGTATCAATCAATAATGAATACATTAGTGAGTGAATATTTTCCATAGCCAATTGCATCCCGTAAAAGAATTTCGCCTCAGGATATTGAACTTCTCTATAGAAGTTTTCCGCAAGGTTTTCATTAACAATTCCGTCGGAAGCCGCGAAAAATGATAAGATATTTTTGATAAAGTATTTTTCATTATCAGATAATTTTTCCCAATCTCTGATGTCACCACTAATATCAACCTCTTCTGCGGTCCAAATCGCCGCTTGGTGTTGTTCATAAAATTTCCAAATATCGTGATGTTCAATAGGGAATATCACAAACCTATTTGGATTTTCTTTTAAAATTTTCTCCATAATTAATTATTTTTTGCTTCTTTTTCTTTTCTTTTATCCATCAATTCTCTCATTCTCTTACGACGATCTTCTTCTTTATTTTCCTCATGACCTAAGAAAGTGGTTGACGATTCAACATCGATTTCCAACATTGCATTGTCAAACTTACAATTTTCAAAAATAACACCATCGTCACCAATTCTTGATTTCGTAATCGCTATTGTTGCCAATTTCATTTCTTTCTGTGTAAGACTTTTTGCCACGGAAATAATAACGTGACCAACTTGTGCCTTTTTAATAGAACCACCCATTTGATCTGTTGTAACAACCTCAGATGAGATGGATGACCTATTTCCTTGTGTTGCGGTCCATCCTGCCAAGCTCAACTCGTGACACATCGATTCAAAACCTCTCATTACTGAACCCTCACTTTTCCACTCATCTTCGAGTTGTCTATCGGGTAAGACACAATCGATGTAATCTAATAACACCATATCGATTGGTTGTCCGTCTGCGATTAACTTTCGGATTGAGTTTTTAATTTGATTCATAGATAAAGTATCAGAAGCGTATTTTTGAAGGATTAGTTTATTTTTCATAGTTCCTTCCACTTCTTTAACCTTAGTCATTACCTCTTGTTTTTTAAGAGTTAGGTCATCGGGGTGTATTCCTGTCCATAATGTGATGTGTTTTCGTTGGATGATCTTTGGGTTGTCCTCAAAGAATATCTGTAATACATTATGACCTAAATTAAATGCGTGGTTTCCAATCTTAGTGAGTATGGTACTCTTACCGACACCTGTTGGAGCTAAAATCACCCCAATTTCACCCTTAGCCAAACCACCCTTTAATAGTTTGTCAATACCCGGTATTCCCATAGGGATTGGGTGTCTATAATCCTCATCCAAAACTTCGTCCAAATTAGAGAATACGTCCATCACACCACAGTCAACTTCACCTACCTGTAAAGCCTTCTTAAATAACTCCTCAATTGAGTCATAACTTTCAAACTCTCCTCCGTCTATGATTTTTTGAGCCTTAACCATCGCCTTTGATACTTCTTGTTGTTTACAGAATTTCAAAGCCTTTTCTTGTACGAATAACGTTCCGTCTATTTGAACATCTTTAATCTTCTTAATTGAGTCAAGTACTACTTTCGCTACCATTTCTTGTGGTAGCTCACTTCTAGTGATCTGATTAAGTGTTTCAAAAGATGGTGTAACTTCGTATTTTGAATAATACTCTTTAATCATTTGTATGATTATTTTAAAGTATTTGTTTTCAAAATAATTTGGTTCAATTACATCTACGATGGAGTGAGAAAATTCTTTATCTATAACAATCTGATTAAGTAATTGTAATTGAAATGATTGTCCTAAATATTCAAAGTTCTTTTCTGCCGCCATATAAAATTCTATTGATGTATTGATAAATATTACACATCTAAACTATAATTCAGATATTCTAAAGTTAATTTTTTTGTTGAGAAAATCTCCGTTAAGGTGTTCAGAACGTACTTTAATTTTGGTCGGAGATCAACTGTGTACCTAACTTTTGGTGGGTAAATCTTCGCGTCAAGGTAACGATTATACAAAATCGTATCCCCATTTTTAATTGTTAAACTGAATTTCTCAGGACCATTTGTGATTGAGGTTTCCATCACATCAGGATTCTCATAAATCTCATATTGATTGTCCATCATATATGTTGCGGTTTTTACTCTCAAGTCCGACTTAAATTCGGTAATAAAATCGTTAATAAAATCGTGTAGTTCCATAGAATTCTTTGCCTTGGTATTATACCCTCTGACATTAAAAAATCTTTGAACGATGATATTTTCATTTACTTTGAGTAAAAACTCTAATTTGGTTGAATCTTGTTCTTTCATAATTTATTTTTTTTCGTTTTTAAATTTTTGTTTTTCTTTTCTTGTTAGTTTCATTATTGGTTTTAGGAAATCTACCCACGCATTGTCGTGCTTCGGTAGGTATTTGAATATTCCATCATCCATCATCATTTTAATTAGGTTTTTATATCCTCTACCATCAGGGTCCAAGGTTTCCTTATAAAAATCTTGAACAATTGTTTTACCATCATCGGTAATTAATGGATTGGATAAGTCAATTATCTTTTCATTTATTTGAAAAAATTCTTCACCATATACACCTTCTTTAGTTTTCCCTGATAACAGATTTTTAAGGGCCGAATTTTCTTTATCTTCTTTTAGTAGAAGTTCTGCCTTTGTCAAAATATCATTAAATGATGTTGGATTTTCAAGTATTTCGGGAAATAATTTTACCAAGGTTTTTTCGCCAAGTAATCTAATTCCATCGATATTATCGGAGATATCACCACATAAAATTTTGGTGGTTTTGATGTTATAGTGGGGAAATTCTAAATCCTTATTTTTAACCATATCACCAACCTTATAAGTTCGTTTTTGTTGTGGTGAATAGATTGATACTTTTTCTGAAATTAGTTGCGTTAAATCCTTATCCGATGAAAAAATTGTTTTTTGTTCGTCATCTGATATTTGACAGTAATAGGCAATTAAGTCATCCGCCTCATTATCATTCATTTCAACTTGACGAATAAACATCTCCTCAAGATATTGTTTAATCCGTTGTTTTTGATAATTAAACGAATTCTCTTTTAAGGGATCATTTTCAGGTCTTTGTCCTTTATATTTGGGGTATATTAGTTTTCGTACCGACGAGTTTGTATCCCCATCCCACATCACAACTACCTTATCAAAATTCTCTTGTTCTATGAACTTACGGAGGGTATTTAAAAAATGATAAATACCTCCGATATGTTCACCTTTGTGGTAAAATTCTTTGACTCCGTGAAACCCAATTTTCAAAAGGTTATTACCATCAACTAAAAGTGTTTTCGTCACTTTGTTATTTTTAAATTGTTTGTAAAAAAATTTTGTTACTCTTTTTCAAATTTTCTTCAGCCCACAGTGGTTGAAGATTTGTATAATGACATAACTTGTATAGTTCTTCTTCCGTTTTTGCGGAAGATAATGGAATTATATGGTCTATATGCCATTCGTTTCTATTTTCCCAAGTCATACCACTTACAAATTGTTTTTCTAAATGTTCTTTCAAATCATAAGGAGAACAACCGACGATGTCAAATGTTTTATCTGATCTATATTTCAAATATCGGTTAACTGAATTTCTCATATCGGATTTAATCCTAAACAACACATCAACATTTTTCCTTTGTTTATTGTAATTGTTAATATATTCTTTATTATCTCGAGACCATTTTAATTTTCTCTCTTTTTCTTTTTCGTAATTAACAATATAGTATGTTTCAAAGTATTTTTTATAATATTCTTGGTTTTCCCTATTCCATTTAGTATTATACTCCTTTATTTTTTCTTTATTATCCAACCTATACTTTTTAGACTCTATTTTTTGACACTCCCTACAGTAACTCCTAACTCCGCAGATAACTTTAGACATCTTATTAAAGTCAGATAATAATTTATTAATACCACATTTAGAACAAACTTTAGTTTCCATTTTTAATATAATCTTTCAATAGTTTATTAACTAGAGAAGATAAATTTATAGATTTATCTTTAAAGTATTGAGGTAATTCCGGATCGACGGATACACCTATTTTAACTTTTTTTTCAATTTCTTTTATTTTCTTTCTTCCCATATTAATAAATATCCACAAATTAGTAAAAAGTAGAATAATTATAACTTTTTTATTCTTCAATTTCAGATTCTTTTTCATCTAAAAGAATCTCACCAGTTCCCGAAAGTATTGCGTTCCAATAACTAGAGTATTGTTTCTTATATTGTTCTAACGCTTCTTTGGTATCACTAATATACCCTTGTGGTACGGCAATAATCTTACCATCTTTATAACCCAAACCATTTACGTGATTTTTAATAATAGATATTTTGGTTCTGATAGCGTAAGATATTGTTCTTCCGTTTTTAGTCGCTGTAATGTGATTAATACCCGCCTTCTTTTGATTACCGAATAAGAATACCAATACTGATGCTAACCAAATCGCTTCGCCTCCCTTACTTTTAATTTCAGGTTGTCCGAAAGGATTATCGGGTAGATCAACCCAAGGTTGATTAACCACAACCATAGTGTTATAATATGGGTAATCTTCTTTCTTTGACTTTGAAATTCTTGAGTGGATACCCATACCAATTTTATCGGCAAGTGCCGAGGCGTTATGCATCTTCCCACCTTTACCTTCAAATGTCATCTTACAAGGAATTGAACCAACAGAATCCCATAAGAATAATAAATTGTAAGGGATGTCCCCTTTTTCTTGAGCATCCAACATTTCATTAATGAAGTCAGTTGCTTGTTCAATATAGTCGAAACTATCGTTAAATATGAAGTCTCCGTCCCATTCTCCGTTACTATTTTTTTCCGCAACCAAACCTAATTCGATTGCATGTTCCCAACTCCATTTTTTTTCAGTTATAATAAACACGGGGATATGTCCCTTTCTCTGAGCGTCAGCCCCAGCCAAAATCATAGCGGTAGTTTTAGAAGAATTCGAGTGACCCAAAAACATATTGATACCACCCATAATTGGACCTGGTAATCCACAAGCCTCCATAAAGGCTTCACCACAATTATAATAACTTTCAGGTTTATATTTTGTTTTAGTAGAGAACTTATCTTTAATACTACTTAACCCGATTTCTTTTTTCTTCAATGCCATATTAAATTTCGTATTTGTAGAATTGTTCCAAATTTTCCAATTTGTCTTTTGCGTTAGCCCTTTTCTCAATTAGTTTATCCATCTCCTCAATATGTTGCGGATGTTCTCCGATACCAACAGGGTTTGTGAAATAAACAAGTAATGAGGCTTCTGAGTCCAACATCTCGCTCTCATATTTCTTTTTAAGAGCCTCGTACATTTTGTTTTTAATTTTGTCCATGTAAATTAGTTTTTTAAAATATAAAGGTTGGACACTTTGTCCAAGTAAGTGCCCAACCTAATTGTTTGTTTGATTAAAATGGTAGATCGTCGTCAGGTGCGTCCATCGATTGTGGATCTTCAATACTACTTGAACCACCAATTGATTTGGTATCAACAGATGAATCACCATACACATACTTACCAGCATCTGAATCCCAACGTGGGGTTTCTCCTCGAGCGATAGCGTCCAAATATTCTTCAGGTTTTTTTGAATATACATCAGACCAAGTTAGTTCATCTTCGATCCACTCTTTTGCGGTATCCGCATTTTCATGTAATGGTTGTGGGTCGTCGTACATAATCGCTTGGATTGCAGTGTAAGGTTTTCCGTTGTTAGCCTTAGCCTTTGTAAGTTCCAAGATTAAATCTCGTCCTTTATCAGAGTCGGTAATATCACCTTTCGCTCTCCAAATTGGAATAATCTTGTCTAAGATACCTTCTTTTTTATAGTTGTGTTTAAATCGCCAGAATTTTGGACCATCTTGTTCAGCGTCTCGGTCAACCACTTTCACAATATAAAATAGTCTTGATCGGTAGTTTCCGGCAACTTTCTTATCACTTTCTTTACCTGATGCCATTAACTCCTCGTAAAGTTCTGTAAGTGGTGAACGCTCGTTTTCGTTTTTACCCGGATCGTAAAGTTTAGTCCATTTTCCGTCTATTTGTACTTCGTGAAACCATACCTCTTTAAAAGGTGAGCTACCGTCAGATGTTGGTAAAATACGAAGTCTTTTTTGTCCTTGATTTTCTTTATCGCCGAGAACCGCAGCGAAGTACTTTTTCATTCTCTCGTCTTGACTCATCTTTGAGACAGAAGACGAACTTGACTTTTGTTGTTTTTCATACTGAGCCAAAACAGCATCCATAGAATTTGTCGCCATAAATTAAAATTTTTGTTTGTTAAATTGTTTAAGAAATATAGGTGTTTAAATTGAGTTGTCAAATAAAAAAAGGGTATGATATTTTCATATCACACCCTAATAATTTAACGGTATTTTCTTATTTTTTCAAACTTTAATTAAAATTAAAAGAATGTAATATGGTCAACGCTTCCTAATTGTGCTACTACAATATTTGTAAACTTGTAATGTTCTATCAACCAATTTAACAAAATTATGTTAATATCATAATCATTAATATAAAAATAATGTTTAAGTTTTGACCAAATTTTATCATAACTAACGTACACATATTTATTTTCAATATCCTCAACCATAAGAACTTCATCATTACTATTTAAATAAAATACTTTACCGGGATAGCTGTCTGTCTTCTTTTGTGTTAAATCTCCAAATGACTTTGTTAAATATAATTTAACGGCTTTAACTAATTGTGGTTTATCTACTATTATATTCATATTATGTTAAATTTGTAAGTCTCATCCAGCTTGAATTGTTGTCGTTCCAAACTATAACATGTTTTAAATTACTCAATTTGTAAGTCTCCTCCAACCAAACCTTCATAATTGTTTGAGTTTCACGGTAGTCAAGGTGAAATAACGATTCAATTTTTGACCAAATATGGTTATTGTGAATATAAACAACATCATTATGTTCATCGTATTCCATCATAACATTATTATTTGAATTCAAATAAAATACTGAGTTAGGATGTTCTTTATGTTTTTTTGGTGTTAAGTCGCCAAAATTATTATTTAAATATAATAATACTACTCTAACTAACTTTGGTCTATCTACTATTATGTTCATAG